AGGCACCTCAAACGTAAAGTAATCATTTAGCTGAGATATGACGCCAGGTTCAGCGTCCGTTATCTGAAGCATCGCATGATCTTTCATTTTAAAATTAATCACTTCCATTGGAGTATCTATATAAATACTAAACATATACCTGGAGACTAGAATGAACGACTTTACTTGCGACACTAATTACTTGCAACCCACGGGATTCAAAGTAACCGTGTCTAAAAAGAATTATCCTTATCTGTCTTTCTTTGCTCAGTCTATCCAGCATCCGAGCCTAGAAATAAACTCTGTAAATATTGGATACAAACGAATGGCAGGTGTGCCGTTTATTGGCGATGCCGCTGAGTTTGGTTCGGTGACTATGGATATTCTTCTTGATGAGAATATGAAGGTGTATGGTGAAGTCTATAACTGGATGCAGCGTATGCTAGAGACAGAACATCGATTGAACACCGGTGTATTGTATGGCAATGGTGATCAAAAGCTAGCCGATTATAACGATATTCGTGTGAGTATTCTTAGTAGTGCTAATAATGGTACCAAAGAATTTCAGTATGTCAACGCCTTTCCTGTTACTCTAGGCGACATAGCGTTTTCAGCTACCAATGAAGAGACCTTTATTACCTGCCCTATGACATTCCAGTTTGACTATTTCGAATTTGTATGATATAATGGAAGTTCAATTTACAGGATTACATAATGAATCTAGAACAAGTGCTAGAAGAGTGGAAGAAAGACTGTCGCATTGATCCAAACACCTTGGACGAGTCGTCCAGAGTCACACCAGAGCTACATGCCAAGTATTTAGGGCTACACTCACGAGCTAAACTTAAGTTAAAAGATGCTGAGTTTAAGCAAAAAGATTTGCTTAAGTATAAATGGCTATGGTTTAACGGTAAGTTATCACAAGATGAAATCGAAACACGTGGCTGGGATCATGACCCTTTTAATGGATTGAAGATTCTTAAAGGTGACATGGAACAGTTCTTCGAAGCGGATTCTGATCTTGTTGCAAGTGAGGCTAGAATTCAATATCTAAAGACAGTAGTAGAAACCCTCCGAGAGATCGTAACCAACCTCAACTGGCGTCATCAGACGATCGGTAACATGATCCGCTACAAGCAATTCGAAGCTGGATTTTAAGCAAAAAAAAGGGACTCCGAAGAGTCCCTGTAAAATGACTAGTTTAACCTAGCTCTTTTTATTGTTACAGTCTTAAGCGAGGATATTGTCCACTCGGAAGATCCTGTAATATTGGTTAGTTCGAGCCGTAGCTAAACCTTCCAACTGTACGCCTTCAGCGTAAGGATTACTTACCATACCATAACGAGTCTTGAACCCGATACGTGGTTGGAAGTCATTCTCACCAACTGCACGTACCATCTGGAGAGGTACGTAAGGGCAGTAGAAAACACCAGCGTCATAAGGATTGGTGCCTTTGTAACCGACAGTTACATAGTCAGCAACCGCATATGGGTCGATGTAAACTTTAGTGCGACCATTGAGAACACCAGCAAAGGTGTTACCGGTGTCATCTACGTTCAAAGAAGTAGAAAGAGCAGGTGCATAGTCAAGCATACCAGCAGCAACAAGGGCAGTAGCAACATCTGAAGAACAGATGATGAAGTTACCTTTACCACGACGAGTTTCTTTAGCGATAACGTTACATTCGCGCTCTAATTGTACTAACAAGCCTTTGAACTTCTCAACTGACCAACGACCATCAGCATCAGTTGCTAAGTCGAAGATACCGCGAGTTTGAATACCAGTCTGTTGAGCACCGATCTTAGCCTGTGAGTTGATTGTACGAATCACTTCACGGTTAATTTCAGCAAGGATCTCAGTAGACAGGATGTTAGCAAGTTCTGTTTCAGCGTCAAGACCGTGAATTGCTTTCAAGTCTTGTGCGAGTTCAAGCGTGTATTCCGCTTTCAATGCACGAGTCTTAGCAACAACGCTAGTCTTGTCAATGGTGAATCCCATTTCGTGGAAGTCATTTCCACCAGGAGTTCCCAATGCTTCAGCAGTAGCAGTGCTCATTCCACCGTTGACAGTAGGTACGAAAACGCTACCTGAGTCTTCGATGTTTGAGTCAGTTACGCCTGAAGACGTTCCAGCAACACCACCGACCAAGCCGTCAGCAGCGCCAACTAGACCAGAAGGACCACGACCACTGTGTTGACCATCTGCATCAGTTTGGCTGTCGCCAGAGTAAGCAGTTTGTGCTTCGTTAAAGAGTGCTTCAGTATTGACAGCACCAGCACCAGCATTAACAGTCTTATAACGTGAACGCATAGCGAAGATCAAGCCCGTAGGACCAGTCATAGGCTGTACACCACATACGTCATAAGCCATCAGGTTAGGCATTGCGCGACGAACTAGAGCGATAAGAATCGGATTCCAGTTAGTTGCAGCACCAGTACCAGCACCGCCAGCTTGTGTGTAGGAAGTTCCATCACCGGCAGCGTTGCCCGCAACTTCGTTAATCATGCCCTGTTCGAACATGGCTTTTTCTTGGTTTTCCAATACCGCAGCAGTTACGCTACGACGATGAGAATCAGCAATTTTGCCTGAACTCTCTTCGTTAAGTACTGGAGACCACTTTTCTACTAATCGATCATACGATTCCATTGTGATACCCCTTATTTATTAGATTTTTTGATTGCTGAAAGGTACTGAGACATTGCAGAATTAGTTTCTACAGTATCGTCTGACCAATCGTCAGTGGCTTCTTCAGAGATTTCTTGTGCAACTTCTTTCTTAAAGTAAGACTCTTTAACAGTCTTGACCTTAGCAGAGAAAGAGGCTTCATCTTCGAAGTCTAAAGATTCTACCAGAGATTTCAACTTTTCAACTTCAGTAGCGGCCAACTCACCAGCATGTTCGCTGATAATCTGTTCGCGCTGATAGCCTTCTAGCTGTTGTGACATTTCAATCACAGCACCAGTTTGTTCGTTAAGCTTCGCTTCAAGCTCTTGAACTGATTCTGCGAGTTCATCAACTAAGTCTACCTTGGACTCAGGAACATCGATATACGATTCTACGAACAAGTCTTTCAACGAGTTCATGAAACCTTCTGCGATCTCAGTCCGAAGACCAGTCTCTACAGCTACCTTGTTTTCTTCCATCCATTGTTCAACTACGTAGTTGAGATATGAATCAACCTTTTCAACTAGATCAGAACGAGTAGCTTCAAGTTCTTCGTCCAGTCGTGATTGATATTCATCTTCTAATCGGCCAACCTCTTCAGAGATTTTTGATTTGATAGCAGTTTCGAAAATAACAGCCGTTTTCGCTTTAAACTCATCTGACAAAGTGGCTTCGCTTTCTACTAAGGCATGAAGATCATCAGAGAAATCGTAAGTAGCTTCCACTACTTCGTCTTCTTCGGTGATTTCTTCGACTTCTAATGCGTCCAAAAGATCAGCAAGATCTTCCTTTTTCATAGATGCCATAGCTTTGTATCCAGCATTAACCATTGCTGCTTTAGACTTTGCGCCGTTACCCTGAGGTGCTGGCTCGTCTTTACCGTCTTTATCGCCTTTGCGCTTAGGCGCTTTTTTGATAGACGCACTAGTGCTGGCAACAGATGCTACACTTTGTGCTTCGGCATTCTTCATATCGTGACCTTCCTCGACTTGGTTGTCCTCATCGTGAAGTTCAACATTGTCTGTATTAGACATATTATGACTCCTTATTGGTTTGATTTGAGCAACGAGAGGAAATTTTTATACTCACGAACCTGCGTCTCATAAAGATGCTTTCTCGGAGCGACTTTAATTTCAGTCTCCATTTTTTCAATTACTTGAGCTTCTATAACGCCGTTATTCCAAACCCAATCTACGCCTTCCATTATGCCATTGACAAATGCAGCGGGTGCAGAGGGATCTTGTACAATATCGACCGTATTTAAAATAAAATCGTTACGTACATAGTTAACGCCATTCTTAGTCTCAAGACTTCCCATACCACGAGTTGACACACCTAGTTGAACGCCACCTTCGAGAAGACCTTTTACAATCTGACCCATAGGAGTATCCAAAATTTGTGCCTTTCCAATCACATCATTACCATTCCACTCAAGCTTGGTAATGAGGTGTGAAACTTTATCAAGATTCACAGTAGGACCTTCGGGATGATTTAACTCACCAACTGATCTCTTCTGTGCCACTTGTTCGGTAACGTACTTATCCACAGCACTTTCCATAATCTGCTTTGGATAAACACGACCGTTTCTATTCTTTTGTTCTGCTTGGGCAAATACACCTTCGATAGCAAACGATTTTGGTTTACCATCTTTTGCTTCTGTAATGACCGACTCAATAGCCTGGTCGATGTATTCTGCCATTAATTTCATTTACATTTCCTTAGCAAATGTTGCACCCATCTTCTCGGCTTCTGCTTGAGAACGATAGGTATCTAATTTGTCACCGTCAATATAAACGGAGAACCCTTTCTTGTCTTTATGAACCATAACCGTATGCTTGTTGATCTTCTTGGAAAACACATGGTCTCCCGCGGGCATCGATTTTGCTTCTCTTATGTTTTTAAAAGATTTCATAGTTTTATTTATACAATTTTAATCTTCAACAGGTTCTTCAGCATTGTTATAGATCTGCCCTGCAATTCGTGCTTTGGCTTGATCAAGAGAGTCTTGTAGACGATCACTGACCATATCATCAAACTGTTTACCTGCTGTGGTAAAATCTTTCTGTTGAATTGCATCAAGAAAATCATTGATATCATTCTTTTCTAAATCAACATCATCACCTGTAACGGTGCCAACTTCGCCTTGAACGCCCAATTCTACTTCATCAAATGTTTCTGTTTCTACTTCACTCATTTTATATCCTCGCTATGTAAGATGTTTTCTTTAAATTATCATTAAGTTTTCTGCCTGTACTACCAGCAGTTTTGTGTTCTGAAAGCGTTTCGTCCCAGACCTGATCTGCGGCGGCATTCGCAATCGCAGTAACATCGGCTGGTGTAATCGCAACAGCAAGTGCTTCTACTGTAATCAATTCAACAATGTTGGATCTAACCAACGACACCGAAACACCGTTCGCAAATCGAAACGGTGTTTCACCGGCTTCTCTAGTATATAGGTTACCTGTTATAGTCAATGTGTAGGATGTTCCGTTAGGAGTAGGTTGTATTCTCCAACCGTTCTCTAAGAAGAAAGTAGTACCTAGATCCTGACTTTCAGTAATTGGGTCACCACCAACAGCAGTAAATGCCTTTGCCCATACAATAGGAGGAGGCGATTCTGTTGAAAACTGCGACCACTCTTTCCAAGCAGAATACAAATCAGTTTTAACGTTTAACTCTGT